GGATCTGCAACATCATACAGCCTCATCTTAGCGCGATCAATACCCACCGTAAATCGCTTGTTGTTATTGGCATCATTGTAACGATTCTTAAGCTGTTTGATCATTAACTGATTCATCTTTTCAAGTTGCTCAGTACTGATGAATGCAATCATCAAGTCTGCTGTTGCAGGCAAACCAAAGCTTTCAGATGTATCAGTAAGTTCAACATCGCTATTTGAATTATGTGTAAGTATATTATTAGCAAAAAATAAATGGTTACCATTTACTTCAATATCAATCATTTCAATATCATAATCTAATTCTTCTATGTTTGTAATCAATTCTTCCATGTTTTAATTCTTCCTAGTTTATAATTTTCGGGCTGCGTTCCTTCTGGCATAAAAAATGAAGTTACCCCATCATTATACCATTTGTATTTTCTTGATCGGGTTGTTTCGTTAATCCGCCCTTTCATCTTCGATTTTCTCCCTTTTGCTTTATCTGATATTTTTTGTTTAGTTTCATCTGATTGCGTTTTACCAAACATTGGATTATTTTCGCCTTCAAGAGAACCTCTATTTATTCGGATTAGTGATATTGATTCTTCTGAGTGCTTCTTACCAAACATTGGATTATTTTCGCCTTGGACCGCTAATGTAATGTTTTTAATATGTTCATCCGACAAAACGCGTCCTTTAAGAGGACTTCCGCCTCTTTTAATGTATGATTCCTTTAAACTTTTGGATAGTTTTCCATTACTATGATCTTTAGTTTTCCCTTTACCAGCTGCCCCACCCTTTTTTCCCGCTTCACTTGCACCTTGAATAAATTTGCCGTTTATTGCGACAATATCTCCCTGTTCATAATGTCTTTGCCAGTGGTCCTCAGCTCTTAAGCATTCTAAATTCAATGGATCATTATTATCATGATTTCCGTCTATATGATGTATGTGATATCCTTCTGGAATTTTTTGATGATTATGTTCTTCCCAGATTTTTCTATAGTTATTTGGCATATAACTATTTATAATATGTGTTAGTTCAACGTCACTAAAGAATCTCCAATTTTTAATCCAGAGTTAATTGACTTATCAATATCATTGACTGGGAATTTATGATCGGCGCTACAAATAATAGTCTTTCCTGAAGAAGTCGTAATACGATATGCTTTCTTTTTTGTTTTAGGAAACACTGTAACCACCTCATTAAAGCCAGTATTGCTTTTTATACAATCACCAACCACAATTTCATTTAAGCGTTTATTACCATATTCCGTTTCAACAATAGTTAAAGGATCTAAACAATATCCATTGCGATTTGTTTGTGTTGCACTCCAAATCGGAACATTAAATTCAACAGCGAGACCACGCAGTTCTTCAGCAATTGCCTTGATTAAACTGTAAGTATTGACACTTCCGCTTAGACCTTTGATACGACTGCTGGCGCAAATGTTAAGATAGTCGATGTAGATGACGTCAGGCGTGAACTTCTTTTTCAGTTTAAGTTCATGTAGCAATGCACGGAAGTGACCGACATGCGCGCTTGCAGTTGGATATTCCTTAATGACAATCTTACCTTTTGTTCGGTCTGACAAGTTCTTAATCTTGGAGGAGAACGTGGCTTGTGACAGGTTCTTCAGTTCATCAATACGAACGTCAAGCAGGTTAGCATCAATACGTTCAGCAATACGTTCTTCTGCCATTTCCATCGTAATGTAAAGAACATCGCGCCCCATGGAAAGATCTGCCGCTGCAAGGTGACACATACCCAAACTCTTACCAACGCCTGTATTATGCGAGGAGATTCCATTTGTGTAGTATCGGTTGTTATTATGCTCAACGTGAATATCAACAATTGGAATCTTCTTTCCGGTTTTTATGACTGTGCCAGGTTCATATCGCCCAGTATCACAGAAAAAGTGCAATTTTGATAAAGTAACTTCTTGAGCATTAAATATATCCTTCGCACTCATCCACCCTAACGTTGATTGGAAAAGATGATTTTCATTGCATGAAATATTCTTATCATTACAACTGAATGAGTATTCATCCCATTGACCTTTGTCGATAAAATCCGATATCTTAACCCAACCATCAGGAGATGAAACTTCAAGTGTATAACCGTTTTCGAGTAAAGCTTTCACTTCACCGATTTTAATTTCTTTTTCAACCGCAAGCGAAGTTATCCTCACAACAATTTTAGTATCAGGGTGAACACACCCAGCTAAGATGATATTCAGAGTCTTGCGAGGTACACCACCATTGGTAATTTGGTTGAACATATCAAGGTCAAACTCGATCTTATCTTCAACGTGATGATAAAAATCAAATCGACGATCTGCGTTCTCAAGGTAATCGTGACCTACGTTTGTGTCAAACGTAACGCTCAACGCCTTGTTCAAAATCTCTGGAATTGCTCCTTCGGCTTTATCGGCGCTTTTACCATCAATGATCGAGATGGCTTCCATAACAGCCAAATGGACCGCACGATCCTTACACCACTTTTCAGTACTGTCCACAAGCCAATCATGTTCGGCTGGCTGAGGTGTAGCAAAATCATAAATAGCCTGAAGAATCTCATGCCGGTCCGGGCGGACCGCTGCATTACTTTTTTGGAATTCAATGTCAAGTACGCTAGAGTTTGGCAGCTTATTGTACTTACTGATGAAGTCGAGAATCAGCTCATAAATTACACGTTGTGAGCCTGTGAAGTATTCAGGCTTAATGTGAGGCATTGCCTTACGCGTGTATGGTTCGCTATTGACAAGATTATTTAATATAAGTGATTCAATCGAAACGTCAGTCATTTGGTCTTCCTATTTTGCAGTTATTATTTGAGAGAATGTCAGCAAGAATTTCTCCGATATGGTTTTTGAATACCGGGTCTTTTTCTAAAGCAGCATGGCTTACATTGAGAATATCAGGCACGCTCTTAATTTGATAAACAAACTTCAAGCGTGCCCGATTCTTTTCCTCAATTATACTGACTTTACCATAATGGTAAACAATGCCAGCATATCCGCTACTTGTTAATTGTATCAGGAATTGGTCTGGATGTAAATCATTTTCGACCAACAAGTAGTCTTTTCCTTCAATCATTACTCTTCGTACTGCTCAATGATTTCATCATCAGACAAGTCCTTAGATGCAGTCTCAGTGATCATATCACGTAGACCAATCGTATATTTGTCCTTGATGTATTTGGCAAAGTCAGTGTTGTTAAACACCTTATCCCAGAAGTCAGACGTCATAGTCTGCGCTGCTCGCAGGTTTTGTGTAAGTGGTTCTCCTGTTGCCTTATTCACTGCCATGTACCAACCATTCTTTGGCTTAATAACATATCCACCATCAATCGCAACATCAAGCAATCCAGACCACTTCTGGATACCGCCTTCCCAGCTTACGCTGATCGGGATCTTCGACTTTTCTTTCACAAAGCGAGATTTCTCGACATTGATGATGAAGTGATATCCCTGAATTTCAGTACCATCTTTATCTTGCTGACGACCAAGAATCCAGATGTTGTCGGCACTGTAAGTAATACCTGTACCACCACTAACAATTGCCTTAGGGAACAATCCAATTTCTTGGTAGGTATGATTAATCGCAATAAGCGGAATGTTCTTCATTGTAAGGTATGGAGTGACCATACGGAACAGACCTTTTAGCGCTTTCGCGCGAGTCATATCAGCAACGCTCTTTTCATTCAGAGCATCTTCAAGTTCCTTCTTACTTGCAAGGTTACCGACCGAGTCGATGACGATTGCAACCTTATCCTTACGGTCGATTTGGTCAAGTTGGTTAACCAAGTCAAACTTCAGTTCTTCGACGTTCTTGATCGGAATATGTAGAACACGTGATGTGTCAATGCCAAAGCTTTCAAAGTATTGCTGTGGTGATCCGAATTCGGAATCATAGAACATAAGAATCGCGTCCTTATGCTTTTTCAAATAGCTTGCTGCCATAAGAAGAGCGAAGCTAGTTTTGAAGTGCTTAGATGGACCCGCAAGAACAGTTAGTCCGCTGGTAAGTCCACCGTCAATACTGCCAC